CTGTATCTGCTAATCAAAGCCATACGGTCTTTGCGCTCAGCCATTAGTCGTTGCTATCGGCCTCTGATTGTGCTTCTTTAATCTTTTCTGTTAATTTATCTTCAACAAACTTGTATACTCTGTCAAAAGCCTGCTCTGTATTTTCACCATCACGCTTAGAGTCAATTACTCCAAGGTCAAGTCTTAGAGATTGAAAATTACCTAGATTAAGCGTATAGCCTAGTGTTACATTTACCTTAGTTGAATCGTTTTCCATTACCCCACCCATTCTTGAATTTAAATGCTTTCAGACCAAACAGGAATGAACCTTCCATCTTCAGTCTTCGTATATGTAAGTATACCGTCACCCATTCGTCTTGTCAACTCTTGGCTAGTAGGAATACTATTATTTGTTATTAATCCGTCTTTTCTTGGTTGCCCAATATGTCTAGATCCCAGTATAGCACGGATCTCTCTTATGTGATCTTCTGAGTAATAAGATCTTATTTGCCAACCTCTTTCACCATTTAACCTTGCGCCTACTGGCGGCGGTATAACTCCATTTTTAATTAATGTTGGCATATATTTTCTATGACGATTAATTAACTTAGCAGTCTGGGAAACAGTATAAACTCTTTGTCTGTTCCGTCTAAAATCTGTGCGAAGGCAAGTCTCAAGTCTATCTTTAGTAATATTATAAAACGTAACCATTCCAGTAGAGCGGGAACTGTGGTATAAGCGTACAAGATCTTTGTTTAAAAACCAAAGTTTTTTACTACCCTTAATTATAGGGTCGTTATTGTATTGTTGGCTCTGGATTTTTCCTTTTGCAGTATCCATCTACCTTGCCCACTTTCTGACGGAGGATGAAAAAATACACGATGACCACATGTTATACAAAATGTTTCTAAGTGATCTACGCTGCTGTATTGTCTGTCAACAAACATGCGACCCTTACATTTTTTACAAAAAATCATGCCCACCCTTAATTTTAATTAGGAATGCCAATAATTATTAAATTAATCGCTAAAGATAAATCACCAGAGGCACCAAATCTAACAATTCCTTCTACTTTTGATGTTGTTACTGTTTTTAAGATAACGCTTACGTTTTGTCCAGCAGGAGTATTTCCTGTGTTTACTGGAGTTGCAGTTGCTATTGGTTGGTATTTAAAATCACTTGGAAAATCATAAGAAAATGATTTTTCAGATGCTGCAGTGACTGTAGAGTTATTTGCTACTTCTACAAAGCCACCAATCATACGAACCTCAGATGTTTTTATGCTTTGCTTTCCAGCGCTTACTGTGTCAATAGTTGTATAGTTATAAGTTGCTGAAGATACTTCAGTAGATAGTTGATTTACTGTATCAACTAATTTATAAAGATATGGGACATCCAAAGGTTGTCCTCGTTCTGGTAGTGGTACTTTAGCCATTTATTCCTCCTATTTAATTATACCAAAGAAACTAAACCAGAATTGTATATATCCAGGTTATTGTTTATGGTCTTTGAAGACGACTCTATTTGAACTATTACACGAACATTGACAGTGCCTGTTTTAAGAAATTGATATGAATGTCCTTCTGCTGTTCCATGAAAAGTTGGTGTGGCCCCATTGTATCCAACAAAAATATCATATCTTGGCATGTCTAAATTTGATCCCCACACAACGTTAATAATTGAAGATGATTGCTGCACTGCACCGCTTACGGATGAAACTGTTACGACATCAGTGACAAAAGTGGGAGACCATTGAGAAGTTCTGTTTTTATCTTCAGAAATAATTCTATATCTTACAACATATGATCCGCTGTCAGCATCTATTGGAGGCAATTCATTTTTTGGAATAATTGCTTTTTTAACAATCATTATGTTACACCTATTGAAAATCTAAATTCAACATAATTGCTAGTATTAGGTGACTTAATAATTGTTTCAGCATCGTCATTTTTAATAATTGAATACCCTGTTAATCCATAAAGTGGATTTGTTGTTGCAATATTTTCTAGTCTAAGAGCATCTAAAGCAATGTAATAATTTGATGATGGTTCTGGTGTTGGTCCACTATCTTCAGAAAGTACGCATGCATAAATTCTAACTACGGTAACTAAATCCCAAGTAAATCCTGAAGTGGTATAAAGGTCTTGTATTTGTTTTGAAACTACAAAGTATCTGTTTGTTTCAAAATCTGCAATTGCGTCATTTAAATTTCCAGAACTGCCGTGGTTTATTTCCGCTTCAAACCTTGCAAACTGGCTACCATCGGTTGAAGAAAAATTAACTAATATTCTAACTGTTTCTGGAATTGCAGAAGAGTTGCCAGTTTTACTCACTATTGAAAATGCTAATCTTAGTTCATCTATTGGAGAGTTTCTTGAAAAATCTACGTTTGCTCCAGTTAAACGAATGTGATTCGATCCTGATTCAATTACAAAGTGATCTTCTGTTGGACCACTATCTTCACTAATTGTTAGATCCGCCTCATCACCTCTAATTAAAATTATGTTATTTAAAAATCTACATCTTTCATATCTGTTTTCACGAGATGCTTTATAGAAGATAGAATTGTCTGCATTTGTTTGAAAGACGGTATCTGTAACAGAAATAACATTGTTATCTGCTGGATCATCTAATGGGGAAGTAACAACATCAATAGCGGTTGCTGATGCATCTGTTTGATACTGCCAATTTTCTCCAGTAGTAAATGCAAACACTGTCTTACTGTCATAAGCGCCAGCAGACGGATTTGATCCTGCAGAGTATAGTCCTACCTCTGATATTTCATATCTTTCTTCTGCTGGTAGTTCTGCGGTTAAAACAATTTTATTTATACCGTCTTCATTTACAAACCCTCTAGATGATATTGGAACACGAAACATCTCAAAATCAAGATTTTCTTTTGTTGCAAAGTTATCTGCTACATCGCCAGTTTCTAGCGGGGTAGGACCACAGCCAACAGCCAAAAAAGATGCATAGGCAGGGGCCTGACCAAGCATGTATTTTCCAATAATAGTCTTACCAGTGTTAGTTATCAAGAGGTTACTTCTCCAAATTCCGCTTCATATATTGTACCACTTATGGTTATTTCTATTTGAACTTGCTCATCAACCTCAAGATTAACAGCCTCAACAATCATATTTCCTGTATCACTATCTAAATAAACATATGCTCCATTGGGCCCAGTTCCTGGATCTGGTACTTTATTTTCAAGTTTAATAGCAAAATTTGCAAAATATTTATCTGAAGTAGACTGAAGGCTAAGAATATTGTTGGGGTTGTATTGTTGTTGAATTGATGAAAGGTTTTTAATAGGCTGATACGAAACTTGTTGTCCATTAACAATATCATTACGTGCTATATTTATTAATTCGTGTCCTCCAATATTTTCAAAAATAAGGTCTGTCATTATGTCAATTGATACACTTTCATCATCAAATAAAACCGTATCTATTGGCGCTGTTTTAACTGGTGGGGGTGGTGGCTGAATTACTGCAGGGGCTAAGGCTGTTGGTATTGCTGCTGGTGTTATTGGCTCTGCGTTAGGGGCATAAAATCCAGCATCATTTCCAAACGCAGTTCCATTATACTCTGCCTCTTTTCTATTTAAAATTCCAAGCATTCCCATGGTATCTATATTTCCATTTGGTAAAGTTACGCTTTTTCTTTCATTTGCAGTTAATTGTTTATGAGCGGCAACGTCATTATAATATCCTTGAGCGTTTACTCCACCCCTACTATATACTTCTGCTGCGTTACCTGTTATGGCTATTGCTTCTGCCGTTTTTGCAGAATCTACACGAGAACTAACGACATCTCCTGCTGCTTTTTCAACTTGTCTTGCCCAATTTTGACTGTCTGTTCCCATGCTACACCTCCGCTAAATAAGTAGTCATGCTTGGTCCAGTGTTACTCCTGGAATATTCAATGTTATACACCACAAATCTACTAGAGTCAGACGCTACAAGATCTAATCCAGAAGAATCTTTGTAATCAATTGTTACAATATCTCCTAATTGCATTGTTGGAATTGAGAATAAGTTTACGCCCACTGATTTTTTAGGATGCATTACTTTATTTATAATCCAACCCATTAAAGCCTGAGCATCATCATCTGTTTGAATATACAAACTATCAATTGAAAATTCATTCTTTCCATATATCATTCTGCTTTGTCTAATTTCATCATATTTTGCTTTTTCTACAAGTGGAGAAAATATTAATGAACTACCTTGAAATTCTGGATCAGACAAGTTTCCACGTTTCTTAAAGTACTCATCAACAGTTAACTCATGAGTTGTATCTTGTGTAAATGTTACTCCTTGAATTCTTAAATAGTTTCCTGTTGTTTCATCTAAACTTAATGCAGTGTCTGTAGCATTAAATATTAAGAATTCTGCTCCGTAAGAGTCTGCTAAAAACCCAGATGTGGTGTAGCCCTTAATTCTATTAAAAGTTGGAGAAAGTTGAGCATAAAGAGCAGGGTATGCACGATCATACTTAACATCAAAATAAGCACATTCACGCATAATAGATCCAAATTCTTCAAAATACATATTATATTTTGGAGGCTCTTGTGCGCTAATTCCAGATAGATGAGTTGCCTGAATAACTCCACTCATGGCATATTTTCTAAATGATTCGTTTGCATTAATTTTGCCATCTGATAATGCTGAAGCAAGAGTTTCCCCTACCGTAAAGACGGTATTTTGAGAATAATTTTCTGATAAAGCATAAATATTTTCAAACATAACTCTAGATGAACCACGAGTAAATAAAGCCATATTGTTATAAATTGGAAGTGGGTCTGTATCGTCAACCACCTTAATCAATTTGTTGTTAATGTATAAATAAAATCTTCTTACTTTGCCAATGTCTTCATACTCTACTGATAAATCATAAACGGTTGGATTTTCTTCTCCCGACATTCTATACTGCCCAGTAAATCTTCCGTCGTCAACAATAATCTTTGAAAGACCTCCCCAAAGTTTAATTGGAATAGCGTTTGTGTTTGCTGATTCTTTTTTAATTTTATAAAACAATATGTTATTAATTGATTTTTCTGCATTTCCTTTTGTATCAAGTTTTAAATATGAGTTAATGTTATCTTCAGTTAGTGCAACTATTTCAAAATAATATCCATTATTTGTTTCTGGATTAAGCAATACGGCAAGACCTCCAGAGCCACCGCCAATGCTTACAGTTTGATCTGGCTGAATTCCAGATGTTTGATAATAGGTTGTGCTACCAATTGGTGTTTGAGTTCTACTTGTGTTGTTTTCTATTTTACCAACTATCCTTAGTCTGGTACCAAAATGCTTATATGCGCTATTTAAATTTTTATAAACATAGGAAACAAAACCTAGTGGATTTTCTGTAGTTTTAAAAGAAGGCCCATTCATAACAAGAGCAGATGACTGAATTGTGCCAGACTGCGTTGATTTAATGTCATTTACTTCTGTTTCGGTTAAATAACTTGTTGACATAAAGTTTTTAATAATACCATTTCGAGTGGTTTGTTTTGCTAAAACATCGTTTACGCCTGCTGCACCAGTTGTTGTTGCTGGATAGGTTACATCTTCATCTAGTTGAGTTGTAAATAAATATTGTGTTTGCATATCTACTCCACGGACATATTGAACATCAGACCAATACGTGTCAATACCCGCTGTATGAGATGTAATTGTTGTTCCAAATTGTTTACGACCATGATCTACAACTGCACCATTTTGTAATCTTGTAATTCCATCAACTGTTTCATAATACGGTGTTGAATATATACGAACTTGACCTGTTGGATAAATTTTTCCGTTAAACGGTAGGCTAGAAAAATAACTTTGATATTCTTGATTACTACTAATAAAAACATTACCAGTTCCAGTTATGTTAAATTCTACTGCATCATATTTTATTATTTCTCCATTAGAGTAAAAGTATCCTTGATATCTTGTAAGCCAATAAACATTTTCTCCAAGGTCAATAATATTATTTGTCATTAAGTGATTAACAACTATAGGTGGCGATACTGTAAGATCAGAGTTTAAAGGCATAGCGCCTAATACATAATTACTTTGCTTAGAAGCAACTTCATTTATAGTTTTTGTGCTTTCTGTTCCAGATACTTCCCAAAGCAAAGATGGTTTATATATCCAAGTTTTATCTTTATCAATCATGCTAGATTGTTTAATTGATCCATATGATCTTTGAATGTATCTTGTTGTATAGTTAATCTTCCCGTCATTATATATTTTTTTATCTTTTGAGGATATAGATATGATATTGGGTAGGTTGCCAGAGGTTGCGTTTTCAACAACTCCACTATTTGTTTGATTAGTGGTACCAGATAATACAAAAGTTGTTTCTCTTTGACTTTCTGTTGGCATTAAATAATCTTTACTCATTACAACAAAATTGTTATATTCGTCAAAAAACATTGCTGTCTGTGTGGCAAGGGCTAATTGATTTAAAACTTGTGCAACGTTTTGATCTGGAGCAATAAAGAAAAATGGGATAACTGACTCAGACTCTCCATCAACTCTTCTAAAAACATAATTGCTAAAACCAATATAATCAAGCAAGGTAGAAATTGCGTAACTTAAAGATGCTTCTGTTGTTAATAGTCTTGGGGCTGGCATCGATTCTAAAAAGAAAAAAAAGTCTCTAAGTTCTATTGAAAGAGTTCCACCAGTAACATCTGCCTGTGGAAAACCTTCTGAGTATAAAGTTTTAATTGGAACATAATAGTCAAACCCTTCAACATTAAGAACAATTTCATAAAAATTAAATTTAATATTTTTTCTAACATAGTCTGCAATAATACTAGAAGTGTTTTGATCATTAAAGGCTTGGTCATCATCAAATATAGAGAGTTGACCATTTGAAGCAAGTAACTGCCCTACTGGCAAAGATGTAATTCCAATATCAGAAAGAGTTTTTGTAATTTTAAAATCAATCACTTTATCAGATATGTCTACTACAAGTCTTGGAGACATTTCTATTAAATCAAAGGTAGAGTCAAATTTATTCATAACCTCTACCACAACTCTAATTCCATCAATATAAACAAAATCACGATATACGGTTCCGCTTCCTTCATCATTATCAAAAGATGCTGGAGATGTTAGGTCAGTAATAAAGTTTGTGTTAATTCCTATTGTTTCAGATCCTAGTTGCCATCTATACTCTGGTGTAAATGTTGCATATGCTCCACTAGTCCATATGTGTATTGTTCCTCTGTCCCCTGCGTTTTCTATAACTAAATAAGCATATCCCTCTACGTTGTTTTCTGGAAGTAAAGAACTTGAAGAAAGTGTATCTGCAAATACAAAAGTTGAACGGTAGATATCTGGAATAAACAATCCATATTCTAATTCAACATATCCATCTGAACCAATAATAGGATCTCCAGACTCAAGGGTGTCATTTTCTCTAAATTCATATGCATTAACCCATTGATTATCTTTAAGGTATTGTATCTTCCATCTAGAAGGAGTTGTTCTGTTGGCATCTCCATATAATGGATCTGCTATAGAAGTTGCTGATGTTGTAAAAGGACCAAGGTCTATATCTCCCACATTGGTTTGCATTTTTACTACAAGTCTGTTGGCTGGAACCTTTTCTTTATAAACCACAAAAGGAGCGGCATCATCAATAAAAGATAGTCCATTAGAAACAATGCTTGCAATACCACGCTCAGTGTTGCTTTCTGTTCTATAAGATGTCCAGTATTTAAATTGATCATATCTAGATGACATGTAGTATCTTGGTCTTTGTGCCATAGATGCTCCAGAATTTGCAAAAAATTTATTATTAAAATTAACTGCTTTATTAATTCCAGATCTTGGTCTAAAGGGATTTAGACAATCTTCTAAAGAATAGATTAACTTTAATTTATCTTTTGTTAGTGTAAAACTTTGTGGTGTATCATCATCTTCAAACCCTCCATCTATTACAACATCTGCATCTGTTGCACCAGTATAATAATTACCAGCATCTAAAGAGTCAAAGTCATTTGGTATAGTAAAGTATTGAGATGTGCTATCTGTTGGACGGTACCTATAGTTGCCTAACTTAAAAATATTATCTGGCATGTTCATATTCCACTCAGCCAAAACCAATGACTGTAATTTAACAGTTGCTGATGTTTCTAGATGTGTTTTTAATTCTTGTCCTTCAAACACTCTAGACCTCTTCCAGTGTTACCGATATATTCCAAAGATCATGATTAGAGCCACCACGCTTTACAACTGAGTAATTAAAGTCTGAAATGTATACTTCCATTATTTGATTATATTGCTCAAGATGTCCGTATGAAGCATCTACAATTTCTCCATCAACTGTAAAGTTTGAGTACTTGTCATAAGCCATGTACATCCAAAATGGTCCTTGATGATTTTCATACCACTCAAGTAAATCTCCGCCACCTGCTCCACCATCTGCTGTAAATTCTCCATCTGTATTTTTATATGCAGTTACTCCAGAAGAGTTAAATGCAGGGTCTTGATAATAAGATCTTGATGGTAAGTTGTTCCAAGACACTGACATGTTTAATTTGTCTGCAATATGATAAGAACGCATACGGCCATTAATTGTTCTTTGGCGTTGTTCAATTCTAACAGGAGTAAACTGCAACTCTCCACGATTGTGGTCAGAAAGAATCATGAACTGATCTATTAGGCTCTCATCAGTGTTTGCTGGTATGGTAGCGCCTATTTCAAACCCTGTTGGTACATATACTCCACTTATAAGAGTTCCTGGGTTCTCAGACCATAGTAGGGCTTGTGGTCTTTGATACCTTTTTCTACCCGTCAAATATGCGGCGGTTGCCATTATCTTTGTCCCCTAATTCTTTGATTATCAATATACTTAATCTGTCCCATTACTGCCCTTGCAATATCGTTTGGATTAGCATTTGATTGTGGAACGGTAATTCCAACATTATAATTATACACGCTACTAGAGTTGTCATTGACAGAAGTTATCATTGAACTATTGCCACCTTTTCCGTCATATGAAGATCCTATCATTGATGGATATTTAGATTCATTTAACATTGATAATAGCGGACCAAAAGATTTGGTTGCTTTTTTATTCATTACAAACTCTCCAGGAGTTAGCATTGTAGGTACAGAATCAGACCCCATCCTTCCACCGTTAGCAAAATACTTAGGAACAACTCCTCCCATCGCCATTGGAAAAATCTTTCCACCATACATTCCAAATTTACTTAAGGACCCAGTTGTGGGCTTGTTAGTTGTAGGCGTATTAGTTTTAGGATTAGTTAATGCTGCGCTTGGACCAGTAACATAGTTTGTTGTAATTGTAATTACTTTAGATTTG